CCGCTTAACTTCAATCGCTACAAATCGTCCAAGGTAACAGCCGATGATATCTGGGATTCCAGCTATCTGAAACGGTGAGCCATGGATCTTAATCCAAAAACCCCCCCTCGCCCGTAGTCGTTCTAGAGCCTTTGCTACAACGACTCGCTCGAGGGGGGGTTTTCTCATGTGCTTGGTACCCGCGGTGGGATTCGAACCCACACTGTGGGGATTTTAAGTCCCTTTCCTCTGCCGATTGGGATACGCGGGCTAAAGCCCTCCAAGCAACGGGTTTGCCTACTGCAGATCGGGAGGGCACGATCCCAGTAAGCCGCCATCATCGCGGCGCACTCAGCTTTATCTTAGAGGTCCTCGTCCAGATCAATCTCGCTGACATCGTCGTCAGCCTCTTCTGTCTCCTCCTCTGTGGTAGTCTCTTCGTTTTCCCCGCTAGCCTGATAATCAGCCTTGGGGAAGACGGCCGAGATTTCCGAGCGGACCTTCCCCTCGTACTCATCGTCCTGCACAGTAGCGCCAATGATTGGCTTCATAGCAACAATCTTTGGCAGAGGGAGTTCAAGTGCCCGCTGTGGCACCTTGTCTTCTCCCAACATAGCCGCCAGGAAAGTACGCAGGTTCCAGAGAGCCTCTCGCACCAGGGAAGTGCGATAGATCAGCTTCTTGCCAGCCAGCGACTTCGGCTCGACAACCTTAAGGGTCCAAAGCAGATACCTGCGACTGCTGTCGCTCTGCTTGGCCAGCATCTGGCAACCTGTCACCTGCAGCAGATAGTCGCCTTCTGGCACACGGTCGGCTCGAAGGCCACCGCCAATCTCAACCCCAGTGAAATCGACGGTAAGCTTAGCCGGCAGCTTCGTTGGCATCGTTGCCTCCTGTTGCAAAGATCTTGTCAAGGAACGACTGGAGAGTGGGATTACGCTCGATAGCCTTCAGTTCATCAAACCTATTCTTACTAACATACTTCGGGTGAGTACCTAGCAGCATTCTGCGCTCTGTAAGCTTCTTTCCCTCCTTTTCAGTTTGAGAAGTATAAATGCGTCCAATGATATCCACAGCAGATAGCAGGGTGCTTCTTGGCGATGGTGACAACTCTGGGTGAATCTCTACGACAATTCCGCCCTCATCATCTTCATTGGTTGTCATCTTCTCTTGTGCTGTGAAAATGACATGCATCGGTAAGTTTCGGAAGTTGATGATTGTCGTCTTCATCACCTCGCCTAGTTTTCCCCAGACCCGCTTATCTGGCATCTGTGGATCACGGCTAGCATCGCGGCTAACTTCGTCACCAAGTACCCACTTCATCCCAATGTTAGCTAACATCGTAATCGTATCAATTCCGACTACTTCATATGGGTGATTACTTCCCTTCAGATACCAGTAGACCCAATCTAATTGCTCCCAAAACTCAACTGGATATACATCTACGTTGGGCCGTTTCCTAGCGGCTTTCCAACCCTGCTCATTGCAATCGATGATTAGTGTCTTCAGCTCGCTACTTGCAAGATAAGTAGTTTTGCCTGCCCCGTTTCTACCATAGAGACACATCTTCAAATGTGCATCAATGTCAGAAGCAGGTTTGATTAGGCTAGCAGCCTTTTCAGCTTTCGCCGTCTTCGTCGCTGTCGTCTGCTTCGTCGATGACGGGATCAATTGAATGCTCATGCTCCTCCTCAAGGATGAAGTCAGACTTGCGCATCAGGGTCGTATCAAACCCATTGAGCTCAGCGCGGCATAGATCTTTGTAACCACAGAAGCGACAATCGCGTCCAACTGACCTAGTGAATCTCTTCGTCTCTTGAATCCGCTTAACTACTGAAAGTGCGTCCAACAAGATTTGTTTAGTAACTACCGATTCTCTAGGGAGCCGATAGCGTCGTAAGAACTCAGACCGTTTCTTGAGTGGCACAAGGATGTGAGCGAAATCTTGTGGATCGTATCCCTGCTGCTTAAGAAATAGATAGAGGGTTGGATAGTCAGTGACAATCTTTCGCTTTGAAAGTGAACCGTCCTTGTTGATCTGCGGAAGACTCGGAGCTTTAGATTTGATGTAGTTGTAGATAACTCCACCGATTTGCATCTTGGGGAACTGGCCGTTAGCCATCAACCTATCAATTCCCCAAGGGTATAGGATCAGCTGTGGATCCATACCGTGGAATGTATTCGCTGGTGGGATACTGGAAGCTGTCTTGTGGTCAACTACCCATAGCTTATCTTCATCATCTACAATCCCCAAGTCTACGACGAATTTGAAGTAGACCCCAGGCATTGGAGTTTCAACGATGAACTCCTGTTCGATGATAACCGGCGTCCAGCCATCATTCTTGTAATAGAAATCATACCCTCGCATGATCCTAGGAATCTGAGAGACTGGATCACCTTTGGCTGAAAGCGCCTCCCGCTCCTCTTCAAACAGAGCATCCCACTTCAACTTGTATTCGGCGAAGCCCTGTCTCCAGTTTCTATCAAGAGTTGAGTAGTAGGACTCAATCGCTTTGTGAACCCACGAGCCAAAGAACAGCGGGCGTTCTCGCCGTTTAGGCGTTAGCTTCTGGATGTACTTGTACTCGTACTGTTTGGGGCACTTGTTGAACGACTTGATTTTAGATTGCGAGAAAGAGAAGACTTCCATGCCGCCGTCCATTACTAGCTAATTATATTACAACAGAGTTCATTTGTCAAGGCAAGGATTCACCCCAGTGTTGTGTGATTTTCACCTCGGCCTCGATCGGCACAGTTAGCTGATAACCGAAGAACTCACGGATGGGAAGTGTCTCCATCGTCTCCTTAATAATCTTAGCGGCTTCCCGGGCATAATCGTCTGTCGCCTCGGCCATAATGGAGTCGTGGACATTCCCGATAAGTCGGCACCGGGAGCCATCAAGCTTGTCCATTAGCAAAGTCATCGCCAACACGGTAAGATCAGAGGCAAACCCCTGCACTGGGGAGTTGATTGCCTCCCTTTCGGCCTCAGCTTGCATCATTTCGTCTGTGGAATTGATGGCCGGCAGGTGTCTGATGCGTCCAATTGGCGAATGAACCTGTCCATTTTGATGAACTAATCGGCGCTGCCGCTCGTGCCACGGCTTGAGGCTGGCGTATTGGGCGAAGAATGCCTTGCGGTAGGCCTGCGCTTCTGAGTCGCTGACCTCTATCTCGTACTTCTCCTTGGCATAAGTCTTGAACTTGCGAGCCCCCATTCCGTAGAGGAACCCGAAGTTGACGGCCTTCGCCATCTTGCGTTCCTCGGCTGTGACTTCCGCCGGAGGCTTACCTAACATTCGTGCTGCTGTCTCTCGATGCGGATCGCCTCCAGTAGTGAAAGCCGTTCGGAGGGCTGCATCTCGGGATAGCATAGCAGCAATTCTGAGCTCGATTTGCGAAAAGTCAGCTTCGATGAGTTTCCAGCCGGTTGGCGTACCAATGATGCTACGAATGTAAACGTCTCGTGGCACCTGCTGCATGTCAGATGATAGACGTCCGGTAACTGTTCCAGCAAGTTTGTAGGAAGTATGAAGTCGTGGGCGGCCAGCACTCCTAATTCTAGCATGCCAGTTTCTAGTGTAAGTTGATTCATATTTCTGCCACTTTCGGAGTTCCATTAACAAGTTTACTGCTGGGTGTTTCTTTCTCAGCTCGAGCAGAACAGTCTCTGCTGTACTAGGTCTTCCAGCTTTCGGAGTCACCAGGAGAACTGGTAGTTTCAAGTGATCGAATAACCACCAACCCAAGAAGATTGGACTTCTAAAGTTGATAGGGCCCGGATGGTCATCTGGAACATAAGTAATTAGTTTAGCAGTAATCTCATCAATCTTATTCAAGATTTCTCGGTGCCTTATTCCTAATCTCTCAACATCCACAGGGAAGCCATTGCGTTCGATATTGACGAATGCGCGACAGGCTGGCATCGTTAGTTTGATGAAAAGTCTAGCCAGTTTAGATTGTGCTTTAAGCTTATCCCTTAAGATATGATACAGTCTCAGAGTATAATCTGCGTCTTTTGCGTTGTAGATAGCGAGATTCGCCAGTGCCCCAGCTGTGGGACCAAAGGTGATCCCTGCTTCATATTCGTCTGCACCCAGATAAGATCTAGCATTAGGCTTCAAACCTAGTGGGCTATTCTCATCAAGCAGATGCAAAGCCAACATCGTATCGAAGTGGCCATAGAGATTGACTCCCTTCGAGAGCATCCAGGATAGGTCAAACTTCAAGTTGTGACCCACCATCTTCTTTCCAGCCAATGCAATCCCAAGAGCTTCATAAACTCTTTCGACTGGGATATCCCACTGCACAGCTGGGTGCTCAGGAGCAACTACGTAAGAAGTACCTGGTTCCCAACAGAAAGCTACGGTATGGATCACACCATTAGGATGCCAAGGGAACAGACCGCCTTGCAGTTCTTCCGGGTTAAGTGAACCAGTTTCTACGTCAAATGCGATCGGGGTGTCCACCGTAGCAAGCAACTGGCAGAACTGAGATAATGCCGCAGAAGTCCTGATCAGCCTTGTTGTAGTCTTGGGCTTCTGAGTTTGTCCATCAACCAGTCGCTTGAACCCTTGCAGATCAGACTTAAAAGCATTCTCTAATGCAGGATTCCGAAGGACCGCGGCTGGGTGAACTGTAGCGAAAACCTGGCGACCGTTCCGTTCTGTGACGGTACCCCGTTTTGACATGATCCCGCTTGTGCCAAGTACGGCACGCAACGCGGCGTTTCCAAGGAGAAGCACAAACTGAGGATTAACGATCTCCAGTTCGCGGTTAAGATAAGTAGCGCAAGTCTTGATCTCGCTTGGTGTCGGCGTTCGATTATCCGGCGGTCTACATCTAACGGCATTGGTGATGTAGAGTTTCTCGCGCGGAAGGCCGATCGACGTGAGGACACGATCCAGATACTGCCCCGCCACCCCAGAAAACGGGCGTTCAATATCATCTTCTCTTGCACCTGGCGCCTCTCCAATCACCATAATGTTGTTAGGCACAGGACCATCACCTAACAAACAAACTGTCTTTGCTTCTTTATGGAGTGGGCAAAGCTTACAGTTTGGTTGTCTTACTGGCAGCCAAACCTTTTCCTGTGCTTCTGGGTTCAGGACCATTGTTCTACTTCAATTCCGAGTTCCGATAGTAATTCAAGACCTGATCGGTCCCTATAATCAATCGTGTATACAACTCGTCTAATTCCCGCTGCGATAATGAGTTTTGCACAAGGTTCGCAAGGAGAGTGGGTAGAATAGAGTGTAGCATCCTCGGTGGACACTCCGTAACGAGCTGCATAGGCAATCGCATTAGACTCTGCATGGACAGTTCTAATACAACCGTTATGCTTCCCGATGACGCATCCCACATCCGTACAGTGGCTCGCGCCGGGCGGTGCTCCAACATAACCTGTTGAGATAACTCGTCCAGCCCTAGCGATAACTGCTCCGACAGAGGCTCGTTCACAGGTACCCCTTTTAGCTGCGATGAAAGCCATCTCCATTAGCATACTGTCGCGACTAATGCGATCTACCATGTAAACTTCCCAAAGCTATTACCCACGAAGTGCTGCATTTCAGCTCTGATCTTAGCTCGCTCAGCTGAGAAGATATGGAGCGAGGAGATATGCATTACAAGATCGCCTGTTGCCACTCCAACCTTATCTGCGACCCATTGGGCAAGTCTTCCGGTCATGTAGACATCATCTCGGAAATGCCGATAGAAATCACAAGATCTGATATAGTAAACGATCTTGAGCCTTCCACCCCTGATGAGGAAGTGGTATCCCAGGGTGCAAGGAACCCGTGCTCCAGCTAATGCGGCTGTTCCATCTTCTGGAAACCAGATAGGAAGAAATGCCTGACGAGTGGCGGGGCGTTGTCGTAGAAGCTCAATAACATCATTGAGGTCTCCGTATTCAAATCGAATACCGGACCTGATTGCAAGGCTTTCGGCAAACTTCGGCCATATGCGCTCGGGATATGTGTGGCTGAACTTCCCGACATCCGTATGCTCAGCATTGTCTGCTTGTGCGTACGGCCACCACGAATGGCTCGGAGGCGGATTAAGCGGTGCACCCGAAACCCTCTCGAGGAAGTGGTCTTCTGCCCACGGAAGATTAGGTTGAACTACTATCTGTAGTGCGATCTTTGGTGCGTCTGATAGCGGCAAAGGAAAGGAGAAAGACAGATCTTGAGCTTCGATAGTTCTAGTCTGTGCTCGATCATCCCTGATAGCTTGCCACTCACCAACTTCTACATCCGGCGCATTCGCAAGCTGAATGGTCAGCCACTCGATGACTTCATCGAAGTTATTCGCCGACAACGACTTCATTAGGCAGCTCCAATGGAACTGAAAGAGCCCCACGCCGATGCTTACCGACTAACACCAACTCAGCAGCTTGGCGAGCAGTTAATGTTCTACCGATCCTTCGCTCAGCGTTCCAGCCACGAAGCTGCAGATTCTCCACAGGGAAAGAGCGATGGACTTCATTCTTAGCATTTAGCAGCTTATTCCGCATTCGTCTTGCGGCCCGCCACTTGATCTCTTCTTCTGGTTTGTGCATGTAGTTCCAGTAGTAGCGAACCGATTCACCAATACGAGTATCTGCGTTGAGGTAGTCGTCTAACATACCTCGCTGATATAGAACGTGGACTACCTCGACCATCTTAATGATGAAGTTAGGGCAGTAGACTTGGAATCTTATCTGGTCTTGTGGGATTCCAATTCTTTCAGAGATTCGTCTAGCAACGAAGTCAGCAAGGGCATAATCTGCCACCCCGCTGAAGCCGAGGCTCTGAGCTCTAGTGTAAAGTGTGAGCATTGGTGGTTTCGGCTGTCTTCGAAAACTAAATCCCAGGAGGCAGTTCCCCCATTGATGGACTGCTTTCTTACCGCCGAAGTTAGGTGGGACGATCTTGAATGTCCAGAGGGCATCGTATGTCTTCACATTCATAGCATTGTTCACCCAAGCGTGGAGTGACTCAACATCCACGTATTGACCGGTGAACTTGGTCCACTTAGTTGGTGTCAACCCGATGTCGCCAAGATCAAAGTCGAAGACGGCGGACTTAGCAACTAGGTGGTTGTTATGGCTATGAATGATGTTACGTTGGTAGTAGTCGATGTACCCTGGTCGATCCTCGATCATCCCAAAGTACGCGCCCTCCCAGGCATGAAGGATGTCGGGAAAGGTCTTGATAATCATCCTCGGTCTGCTTCCAATCCGGCTCGACGCCTACGCTCTTCATCAATTCGATGAAGCTTCTTTCGCATCAGGTCAACAAATTCTGATGGCTTAATCATGCCGGTTACCATCATTACATCCAGCACCACAGACAATTCAGCTGAGTTGACTGTGACCTCTCCATACTCAGCTACCAGTCTGTCTCTGATGGTTTGTGGATGAGCGCGGTCAACTCCATACAGACCGGCTGCCGGCATCGGAACCCAAATGCCTTTGCCCATTACTCAGCATCGCTCCCTTCACCCAAACCACCTTTATGTGCTGAATAGGTACCAGAGGCAGCCCGGCGCCTATTCTTGTTCTGCTTTAGCTGATAGTGCTCAGCCAACTCAGCGTCAGTAACCCCCAAGCAAACAAGAATGTTACCAAGAAAATGAAGCACATCAATTGCTTCATCCCGAATTCTATCACGATTGACGTAGGGCGAATCGGTTGCCCAGGGCTTCCAGGAGAACTCGACTGCCATTTCTGCGAGTTCTTGGTAGGCGGCGAATACATTCCACTGGATGTACTTCGCCTGCATCGCTTTCGCTTTAGGGGCTTCGAGATCCCAGCCCTGCCAGTAGTAGCCATAGGTTTGTTCTTGCAAAGTCTTCGTAGAAGCTAACCACTGCCACTCTTTGCCAGTTTCCACTCTATTGGTCCCGTGAAGCAATGTTTAAGATATACGCAGAGAGCTCCCGAAAGATCCCAAGTCCTTCCTGGTACGAACGGACCTCGATCGATGACTGGAACTCGAACCGTCCTTCCTCTCCACCGAAAATCAACGAGAGTTCCACAAGGTAGGGTTCGGTGGGCAACTCCGAGGATAGTCTTGGTGTAGAGCTGTCCGCATGCTGTTCGATTGTGCCAGGTCCGCCCAGTTCGGATGCAATCTTTAATTTTGGGGTCTTCGCAGTAGAATCCTGGCCCATACCAGCTGACCTCTTGATCATAGATCCATCCTTTGTTAGTTGTGGGTTTAAGAATGGGTTTGGAGGTGGCTGCAGGTTTGGCGGTGGGTCGTGGCGTACTTTCTGGTACCTCTCTGAGCTGTGGTGAGATGGCGATGCAGAAGGCCGTGAGGATTTTAAGTAGAATGTCAAGTGCCTGCTCCAAGATAACTCTCCACTACGGAGGCGACGGCGGCAAGTTCTCCTCGCCCGTCCACGCAGCTGCGGTAGTGGACAAATCGGTTTCCGTACCAAGAACGTTCAGCCATCATGAGCTGATCATATAACTCTAGCAGCTGTTGGAAGTGTGATTCTACTCCAGCCATTTGCTTGTTCTTGCCAAGTTGTCGCCTGATCACTGGGACCGGTGGCCTTGCATAGATCAGCAAAGTGGTTGTTCTCAGAAACCATAAGACGTTCTGAACAACATTGGGGTTGGCTACGATATGCCCCCTAATCACCGGCCCGTAGACTAACTCAGAATAGAAGAACCTATCGTGGATTGGTACTTTGCTCGACTTGGCTCGTTCTAACTGTTCGGGCCACCATACATCGAAGTTCTGTTCTGGACCTAGTTTGTTGACTACCAGATCTAATTGTGGAAACTGGTTTCGAAGGTAATCAACCAAATAGGTCTTCCCAGTCCCATCCATCCCCTCCACTATGATCCTTAGGTCCTGGCGCATCGAAGTGGTCGTCCTCGAGTTCAATGTATTCAGGTCCACGCGCGGGTAGATCAGGCCGTTCGGGCGCGGTATGAAGGCGCCCCTTGGCACTGGCATCAGCCATGTTCTCTTGGTGTGTACCCGCGAAAAGGTGATCTGGCCTCACGCATCGGCGATTGTCGCACTTATGACAAAGCTCCTTCCCTACTGGGACATCACCGCGTTCAGTGAGCCAAGCATACTTATGAGCCCGGAAACTGACGATACGGGTTTTGCTCCTAATAGCGAAGCGGCCGTAACCAGTTTTAGTTACGGCTCCCATCCATACCCAACAGTCTTTAGTTTTCTGGACCTTCAACCAAAACCGTTGTCTGACAGCTTCCGAATATAGGTCCATGTGTTAATTATATGACAACGGGTTTCAGTTGTAAAGGGTAAGTTTTTCCCCAATGAGAACACGTGGGTTCTTCAAAACAGCGGCTGCCAGTTGTCCTTTTTCTTGAAGCACTTTGAGGACAACAGAGTCGATTGTTCTGGGTACCACGAGATGGTAATATGTAACTGATCTAGTTTGCCCCTGACGATGAAGCCGGTCCTGCGCTTGCCAGTAGTTTGCGGCATTGTAATCCAAACTGTAAAAGATAGCGGTATCAGCCGGAGTGAGATCGATGCCCAACGAACCAGCCTGGATTTGTGAGATGAAGACTTTGAGGTTCGGATCATCATGGAACTCACTCACAATACTGTCCCGGCGCTCGGGTGGGACACTTCCAGACAGTATTCGAAACTCGATTTTCCGCTTGGTCAAACCGGCCGATAGGCGACGGATATCCTCAATGAAGCGACAGAAGATCACTACCTTCTTATCTTCTGAAACTATGTCATCCACAAGGTCCAGACAGGTGTTAAGCTTAGTGTTATCGAATACGCGAATGTTGCCATCTACGTCTTTTACGAAGCCGCTGGTGATCTGCGACAGACGGATTAGCTTGACAACTACCACAGCTGCGGTGGCGTGAGTGTCCTCAATCTCGATGATCATCTCACGTGCCATCTGATTATAGAGAGCAGCTATTCTGTCCGGTAGTGTGATGGGGACAGTTTCAAACAGTTTAGGAGGTAGATCTAGACAATCTACTTTCTTAACTTTGAATGAGTGCTTATGCAGCTTTAGATTCAGTTCCTCAAGATGACGATAGCCGCGCAACTGGTAGTTGCCAAAGCCACCCCACACTCCGTAGTAGTACTTGAAGTGGTACCAGTTATCGCCCAAGATCGTTGGGTCCAGAGCTCTGAACTGCCCGAATGCATCAAGCGGAGATTTGGTGATGGGAGTTCCAGTCAACAGCAGCCTCTGTGGTACTGTCTTCGCGATTCTTGCTGCTGCTTTACTCTGCTTGGCCGATGGGCTCTTAATGCGATGTGACTCGTCAAAGACGATTAGATCTGGTTGCCACGCAACTAAAAGCTTCTCGATACTGGGACCACGATCGGGCTCTCGCCAGATTCCTTCGTAGTTAATGATAAGCCAAGTGAGGTGAGATTCTTGGTCAGATACTCGCAGAAGCGATGTGAGTGTTCTACTTCTTTCAACGGTAGAGCCGCGAAGTCGGTAGATTTTGGAAGGCACATTCGAATGTAACCGGATCTGGTTAGGCCACACTCCGAGCACCGAAAGTGGTGCAACAACAAGAACTCTCCGAAGGCCGAAGTTGTGGAATCCAATACCTGCCCAGTCGATCGCAACTTTTGTCTTCCCTGTGCCCATCTCCATGAATAGAGCACACTTGCCGTCTAATCGACGGATCTTTTCAAGCGCCTTCCGCTGATGCGAAAAGGGCTCCGTCTTAAACTTGTATTTGAGTTTAGACGGAACTACTAATCGCCTCAATGTCATCCTCGGTAAGATAATGCCGATCACACGGTGGCGCGGACCATGTAGAAGTTACATGAACGTACTTGCCGCGTTCAGTATCTGATCTGCCCCAAACAGCGGCTGGCTCTCTAACCTCCTTCACTTCTACTCCGCAATGAATGCAGACATACTGCATCCCATCAGATTGCTCAGTCATCTACGAGTCCTCCTCGTCGTGCGGCGCTCCCGCTGGAATCCTGTAGCTCGGCGTGGTTTCATAGCGCGAACAACAGAAGCCTTGACCTCTTCTTCTAGTTCCTTGTGACGGATGCGCCCAGAGTTGTACTTCTTCACCCAGTAGTCTTCAACGCTGATAGTACACATGGTGCAACGATACCGCGCTGGCCCAATGATCCCATCCAGCTGGATGCTGAAGGTATCGAACTCGCGCCACTTAACGCAGTATGGGCACCAGAGATAACCAACAGCTGGTGGGCGTTGCCCCGCCGGAGGCGCGAATGCTCGTCTTTTCGAGATTAGGATAACATCACTCGCGCCACGATTGCGAAGGTCTTTGGCGAACTGAAGAGCGCCAGATTCAGATGGCTTCTCACCCTCGAAGGTTTTCGTTAGGCGTTTTCCTTCCAGCCGCCACTGGACTTTCCAAGCATTCATTTCTTCGCTTTGCAACCCTCCTTGTGGGAAGTGCCAATCACACTGTCACAACAGCGGCGGAAGGTGCCACCACAGGTTGAGCAGCGGTGTGTTTGAGGGCCGATGTCAGGATGTCTACAAGTTTCTTTCTCAGCCACTGAAGACATCTTGAGGCCTTGCGACAGACTTGGCATTCTCTATCCACCATTCAGCCCTGAAGGGGGAGCTTCGCGGAATACAGATGTCCTGCGCATGGACATGACTCCTGTACGCTGTTTAGGCTCCACTGAGCGATGGAACCAGCTCCCGGGGCAGCTCTTTAATCTTACCCGGAATAAGCGTATGAAGCGCCCCCTTTAGGGCTGAAGCCGGGCTCTCAGTGGTGTGAACCGCTTACCTCTCGGGAGGAAACTGAGAGCCCGGTATAAAGTTGGGGCCCACCCGTGGGTGGACAATGACATTATATTAAATCGTAGATCTTTTGTCAATAGCTAAGTTTCTGGCCCAAACTTATGATTGACGAGATGGACCAAAGATTATATAATTAGAAACATAAAGGTCCCGCACGCGTGGGCCATTATAGTATGCTCACAAAAACAGGAGAAGGCATGGCTAAGTATTACTCGGCAAGTCAGTTCGGTGAGAGGGTGGACTTACCACACAATGAAGTTATCCGCCGAATTCGCCGCGGGGATATCAATGCCCAGAAGCTGGGTTGGAACTGGTTAATCCACGAGGGCGAGGTCGAACGCGTAAAAGATACTGAATGGTATCGTCGCACTATGAAGCGCCGACGAGCACGAGAGCGGAATGCTGTGTAACTCCCGATGGCGGAAAGTGATCGTCTTCTTGCCGCCGTTTGGGGATCACGAAAAGGCTACGCTTTCATCCCGTACAAGGATCTAAGCAGGATATGGCATGAAGGAACACCCATCCAATATGATGGCAAACCTCCGAGCCTAGACGACCTCCCCAAGGCGGATGTTTACTTCTGTCCAGTTCTCTTTCGAGAACCTAGAAGGATCAAGGAATACGCACTTCCTACCAATCTGCTCTGGGCTGATCTAGACCCTGTCCATCCCAACGCCTGTCGGGTCAAACCCAGCATCGCTTGGGAATCCTCCCCAGGTCGCTATCAGGCCCTGTGGTTCCTTACGCAAGAAGTGTCGGCCGAAGAAGCTGCTGCACTCTCCAAGCGTATCGCATACGCAGATGTAGCTGACCGTGGAGGCTGGGATGTTACCCAGGTTCTGCGGTTGCCGGGAACCCACAACTTCAAGTATCCGAGCAGCCCCGAAGTCAAGCTCCTGTGGGCGAAACGCTCCGCGTACTCACCAAACGAAATCAAGCAAGCATATCCAGCAGTCAATGGAGAAGTCGCCGTAGAGGCGACCTTTGATTTGTTGCCGGAGGCTTCAGTCCAGGCAGCAATTCAATCTCTCCCGATCGGGTTACGCAGACGGTTGTTCGCTAGCACGGCTGGGGCAGACCGTTCCAAGCAACTTCAATTGTTGACTCGTGATCTGTTGCGGTTTGGCGTTGATAGCCAAGTTGTTTTCAACATGATCAAGTTGAGTACATGGAACAAGTTTGCTGGGCGGAATGACGAAATCGCCCAACTAACGAAGCAGGTAACCTCAGCACTTGCAGCTATCCAAGTCAAGCACGAAGCACAGTTAGAACTAAAGCCCGTTGCTCCAATCGAGAGTATGCGGGTTCATCAATGGAATGATTTCCTCAGTATCCCAACCAAACTGCGTTGGCTAGTTGAGGAGGCTTGGGTAGATGGATCCGTAGGCTTTATCTCTGGGCGCAGCAAGAGCTACAAAACCTGGATGGCCTTAGATCTAGTACTGTCTGTTGTATCAGGAGCACCCTTCCTTGGGCGTTATCCCGTTCACCGCACAGGCCCCGTCCTCCTCGTACAAGAAGAGGATCCAACTGCTGTTCTCCAAGAAAGGTTGCGGCTTATCGCCAAGACCAAGAACATGTTGCCTGAAGTGGTTTACGATGAAAAGACAGAAACGCTGAAGATTGACTTCCCAGAATACCCCCTGCATATCATCAACTTGCAGGGGTTCAATCTTGGCGTAGATGAGAAAGTTGCCCAAGTCCGAGAACTGATCGCAGAAATCAATCCAATTCTTGTAGTTCTTGACCCCCTCATTGTTCTGCTACCACAAGGAGTAGACGAATACAGGGGAGCTGAAATCTCTGCAGTGCTTCAGACCATCAAGATGTGGCGCGAACAGTTTGGCTGTTCTGTGGCAATTGTTCACCACTGGAACAAAGCCAAGAATGAATCGACCGAGCGATTCGCTGAACACATGTATGGCTCGTTCGCGTTCCATGCTTGGTTGGAGTCGGCATTGCATGTGATGCCAGTGATCAATGAAGAGCAGGAGCAGATCAATCAGGTCATCGTAGAGCGTGAGTTCAAAGCTGCGCCTTCTGGACGAATGCTCAAGCTCCAGTTCAACATTGACTCCGTGAAGAACTACAGCTACAGCGTATCGTTCCTGGATGAGAAAACGCTCACAGCTTTCGAGCAGTCCTTGGTCGATCTTATTGCCTCTGGCGGTCCCATGACCACGCCCGAATTAGTTGCTGCCACTGGGCATCCCAGACCGAAGGTTGTTGAGGCTTGCGGCCGCTTAGTTCGTGCAAAGATGCTGAATACCACGCGGGGGGGTGGGCGTGGGAAGTCTACGACGTACTGGTTGCCGGATCAGGAACCACCCATTTCCCATTGACAGGGATTTGGGGGTATTATATAATTATCATATTAAATGGCCCGCGTCAAAGGGGGCCATATAGAAGTTGGAGGTCTCGTGATTGGATTGATCTTTGGTCCCTACGAGGAGATCCAAGAAGCGGCCCAAGCGGTCCTAGATGGTGCACGGGCTGAAACTGACAAAACGATCGTTGACGGAATCGTGGCTGCCAACAAGTACCCCGATCACGTAGTCGTGGCCGTAGCGCTCGCGCTTCACTATGTTGACAACCGAGAAACCCCGATCGATGAAGCTTTGATTTTCGACGCCATCTGCTTCTTGGATAGAATTGACACCCAGAACCTGAAGGTCACGGGCAAATGAATGAAGTTACCCAGGAAGAATTCCAGAAATTCCGTCGCGCTGTAATCAAGAAGCTCGCACAGCACGACGCCCTGATTAGCGATGCCTTCCAGGCCATTGCCGAGCTAGGTGAGAAAGAGGATAACTTAGTAGATGAGGCCCTGGAACGAGCTACCAGAGCTCAACGCGCAGTTAGGCGCCTAGAACGCAGAATGAAGGAGCTCGAAGATGCTGCAGAATGAACCAGTAACAATCAACGATGAAGGCGAAGCGACCTGCCCCCTCTGTGGTAAGATCTTTTGGCGCGTCCCAGGCAAGAAAGCTTGGATCGCGGGGGGCCGAAAGCCCAAGGCGCAGGACCTGCTGTTCGCTGCTCACATGAGCCATCTGAACAAGTATCACGTTGCTGAATCCAATCAGCTAATCGAGGATCGCGCCGTTGATCACGGGATCAGCTACTTGGACTCGATGTAGGAGGGACCAAGAAGTGAAGTCGATTCCTAGTGGCGAGGTCTTCCCTAACGTAGTAGTGAAGCCGCCTGTGGCGCCGAAGCACACGGCAACGGGGCACGAAGCCTGCGTGTATTACTACGATCCGGGCCGTGATCCGATCCAATGCGTGCACGATATGGAAGCCGCCGGAGGCTTCTACTCGGAGGATTTCGTTCGCGAGCTGCGGATGACGGTCCATAGGGTGATTGGCTTCGTGGACGCGCATGTTGAGTTCAAGCGAGCTTTCGGTGGCGCGTCACGGCTGGAGCGGAAGTATATCCCCACAGAAGCGATGGATGAATTCAAGGCAACGGTTGAACAGCTGAGGGAGATGACCAAGTGACGGTCGAATACGAATATATGTGCGAAGCAGATGATTGCAAGCGAGAGTCGAGGTCAATCTGTATCCATGCGATCCCACCTTATTTTCATCCAGAATGTTTTGAAGCTCAGTATGGTGTTCCTATTAGCAACCACGATGTTATTGCTCGTGGATCTGACGGCGCGGTGGCAGCCGCTCTGGCCAATCGTGTTCATGAGCGCCACCCTGCTCCTGGCAAACAAGTTAGCGTCCCTGCCTATGTTCCGAAAGAAGAGCGAATGAAGGGCGCCATTGAGTTCTGGGCTGAAGACCGACCAGAGGATGGGCCATGAGTGGAGATTATTTGCTGGCGTTAGAATCGTGGGGGCGGCGCATTCGGGAGAAAAGGATGAGCGACACCGAGCGGATGCTTCGGGACCATGAGGCTGAGATCGCCCGCCTCCGCGAGCAGAACGATGGCCTCTACGCGGCGGTCCAGATGGCCGCGAAGGAACAGGAGCGTCTCCGCAAGGCAGCAGGATGGGTTGTCGAGGTGGACAGCCGCTATGCCAGGTCGTTCGTCCCGCCGCAATTGTCGAAGGCCATCGCCACCCTCCGCGCCGCGCTGGATGAGAAGCCATGAGCGACCCGCATGGCCGCGAGGCGCTGGCGAAGGCGATACACGGTAGCCACGATCACCCGCATCTGCCCGGGTGCCTCGAAATGGATCGTCAGTCGGCCGCCGCCATCCTCGGCACCGACTACGCCTTCGTGCCGCTGGCTCTGGTGGAGGCGGCACGGGCGGCGGTCATGGATCACGCCTGCTACCCGCCGCTGTGGGACGCCCTCAGCGCCGCGCCGGAGCGGACCGACACGAGCACGGAGAGTTAGATGAGCGAGCCGAACGATATCCAAGCGGCGCTCTTGCGGAATGACATGGGCCGCGTGATCGCGTTGGCGTTGTCGTCGCAGGGCTACGCCCAGACCGATTCGGAAGCCGTCGGGCTGGCCTTCTTGCGTGATCTGGAGGAATGCGGGTACACGCTGCGGCTGACTACGGACGAGGAGCGCGCAGCCCTCCGCGCCGCGCTGGAGCCGCCCGAATGACCCGCCGCATCCTCTCTGCCCTCGCCATCTGGGCCGGTTGCGCCGTGTTGGTGTTCGTCCTGGTGGACAGCTGGCTTCACAAGCGCAAAACTAAGCCGAAGTATGTGTGGGGATAGATGGATATTGATGATCTGCTCTTAGCTTACGGCATGGAAGATGGCCGGATGCCTGAGGAGCTGCAGCGGGAAAAGGTGATGATAAAAGTAAAAGTTGGATTCACCGGCACCCAGATTGGGATGTCAGAGGACCAGAAGAAAAAGCTTCGACGCTGGCTCAGTGAACATGATGTAGTCGAATTTCATCACGGGGATTGCATCGGAGCAGACGCAGAGGCACACGCCATCGTCGCGAGGCTGCTCACGTCACAGATCGTCATCCACCCGCCCAGCGATCCGAAGAAGCGCGCCTTCTGCTTCGAGCTCTTCAATACCCCCAGCAGGGCGCTTCAGCTTTCACGGCGGCCGTACTTGCTGCGAAACCATGACATCGTAGATGCAACAGACATTCTCATTGCAGCTCCGCGAACGGACCAGGAGGAACTCAGATCGGGCACCTGGTCAACAGTTCGATACGCACGAAGAGTAGGAAAACCAGTGGTA